CTATAAAGCCCTCCACCTACGGAACACCTGGGTGCGCCGCGGAATGGCCACTTGGGATGGTTCCTCGATCCCATGAAACACTTGGTTTCGAAGGAGGCGAGGCCAAGAGTCTAATCTAGAGGTTCGTGTCATTGGAATGACACAAAGACAGTAGACTTCAACTCGTTGGTAACGACGGTTGTACCTTGTACGCATTCGTTGCGCATTCTTTTGCGCAGCAATATCGTACGAAGTACACTCCCTACCGATGACGCCGGAATTAGAAATGGTATAGGGCAGAATGCCGTATACCTTCTCTAACTCGGTGAAAACGTAGGAAGCTGCTGAGCTATAACCGCGATTGGAGAGGGAATTTCCAATCGATACATAGCTTGACAGACACGTCCCATCCCGGGAGTTGTTAGTCCAAGGTTTCTTACAACGGATCGGAGTGACGTTGACACCCCTAAAGGCGTCAACGCCGCAACTCTCCCTGAAAGAACCCTTGATGTAGCTCTTCGAACGATTAGACAGAAGTCCAAACGTTTCGAGGAACTGCATACTTGACTCGGCATGTTCCGTGGGAATGATGATATCATCCCCATAGACAAAAACGAGTCCTTTCGCTCGCCGCAACGGTATCCCAAGGGATATCAAGTGGCTGACTAGGAGCACCCAAAACACGTAAGCCTCGATGGGAAAGCATAGTGCTGAACCCATCGGAGCGAACTTGTTTAAGGGTACTACGTCCCCAGAAGGGAGACGTGTGGCCGTAGTCCGACAGGCATCGAGAAACTTGAACAAGGAAGTGTAACTAAACACTTCCTTGACTAAGGACCTCGATACCCGATCCGAAGCTTCCTTCATGTCAATCGTGGCAAACTCCCCAGAGATAGAACTCTGGAGAGCTAGCTCTTGGTTGACAATCTGGGAGCTAAAGTTAATCTGACCCCTTGTAAGCTTCTGGCTTTCAAGGTGCTGGACTAACTTCCGACCTAAACCCTGTTGAACCCATTGATACTCAAGAGGTTCAGCAGAGATAAGTCGCGGCCCGCGAGAATCCTTTGGAACAAGTACAACCTTAGCGACACCAGATTCCGCCGGTGTCAAAGATTTGTACCATTCCAAACGATCTAGAATCTCCCGTGGTCCACCTACTATGAAATAATCATAGTAGGGGTACTGCTGGTGAATACTAGAGAATTTGCGGCTAAAAAGCCACTTGTCCTCTAATTTTTCACCAGTAGCTACCGCACCGGGCCCGTGTCGCGGCAAAATGTCTTTTGGATCGAAATCCAGAAAGACATCCCTCGTGATGAGCTTGGTGTTCCGAGGAACCTCAAACTCGAGGGTCTCGAGCTCCCTATCAACAGAGACAAACGAGGATATCACCATTTCCTCGACTTGCTTGCTGTAAGGAGTCTCGAGTTTGTACGCGAAGAACAATACTTGTCGCAGATGCCTCACAGCAAATGCGTCAGCATTGTTACGGAGGGTACCTTCTTCATCGAAGACCAGGTTAAAGTATGCCTGCATGAATGCGGGTATACTTCTATTCCGGTGCGAGCAGCCAAACTCGCATGGAATGGTGAACCTGGACTCCTCCAGACCCCGATCGAGAGCTTTACCTAGAGTCGGTAAAGTCTTGGTCAGGAAGGATAGGCCTTCATGCAAGGATCGAGACTTCAACGTCTCGATATCTTTCTTGAGGGACTTGGATGAAGAAAGAGCGAGCGGATCGTGACTAACGATCGCTGTTAGGAGATCGACGATGA